GTCCGGTTGTATAATTGGCATTTCGGGCGTTATATCATCACCTTTCATTGCAGCCTGAAGCCAACCTAAAGCACTATAAACCGGATATAAGATAGTATGTTTGTGGTCAATCAATCGGTCTTGTTCGTTTCCAATATAACGATAAGTTCTTAATTCAGGTATGTTTCTTGGGCTTATTCTTGCGTGTGCATGATATATAGCTATGTCAATACATATTTGAAGTAATTTTTGATCTCGGTTATCGCCCTGAATCCAAAAGGTTGTATCTGTTATTTCTGTATCTGCCGGAACTGAATAAGGCTCACCAACACCCCAATACTGAATACCTTGAACTGAATCGTCAGGGAATACGTTCACCAATGCAGAACTAACAGCCTGATTTATGTTTAAAAGTGCTTGATGGTCGAGTAATTGTGAGGGCAAAAGTGCGGTATAAATCTTATCGTTCCAAAAAATAACATCGCCTTTTTTGTAGTAGTTCTTATAGTTAAACGTATCGTTTGGAGTGATAACGTAATATGTGGAGTATTGAAGTCCGATTAAAGACCAATGAGAAATCGTAAAAGGTTCTTTATTTGTTGCTGTAGTACAAACATATACATTCCCGTTCGAAGTGCTTAAATCATCTATGGAATAGCTTTTGTTAGCCATATAATCAGGTGCGTTTAAATATACTGTTTGACCTGCTTTATATGTCTTTGTTTTGTCGTGTTGCGGTGTGGTTTGAAGTGCCTTGCTTATATCATACTTATTCTTTAAATACGAGGCGCATTCTTCAACTGCCGCTTTTTGTATGCTATCTAATACAGAAAAATTATTGCCAATAACTTGCAATAAATTATCAGCTTGGATTTGGGCTTTATAATCTCCGTAACAAATGAATGAATCCATATTATTAATTTTTGACAAATATATGAAATACTTTTTATATTATAATTATATTTATATTTTTTTAATAACTGTTCTTGGAGAAGTTTTTTCCTATTGTGGGTATTGAATGCCTGCCACCTCTTAAATATGTTTGATATTCGTTTGCAAACGCCATTGTAATAATATATCTAATACAATCTCCTACGTGTCCAAATTCCTCATAACTTACTTTCGTTATTGGATTAGTTTTTTTTGTTTTCTTGATAGTTCCATCTGAATCTTCCAAAGAATACTGAATATCATAAATTGACTTTTTACAATTTTCTCCTATAACAATTTCTATTTCAGTACGTCCTGCAAAAATAGAATTAACAAATCCACCTGATTGAACCACACTTGGATTGACTGATTGAAGCCTTAAAGTTGGCTTGTAGTCATTTAAGTATTTCATTATATCAGTAAAAAAGTTCTCTCCTTTCTCTTTTGCTGTGTCTTCTTTTTTTGAACTTCTATCACCGTAAATAAACAAACCTTGAACTCTTTGAACCGGATAACGCTTTTTAAATTCATTGCAAACGTGATGTCGTCTGTTTAGTGGGTCGGGCAAACATATCTCATCTATTTGTGTCGCTTTCTTTCCGTCTATTTGCCAAACCAAACAAGTTAGATAAGGGTTAACGTTTTCATCCCATGATAAATGAATAGGTAAATCTTCATGCCATTGTGTTTTTCGGATATGAACATTCGGATTAAAATCCTTCCAAAATTCACCACCGGTTCTCAGTTTTCCCCAATTGCCTAATCCGTAAATCTGATAATAAGCATTATCCGTAATCTTATCTTTTTCAAAATCATCTATTACGTGCTGATCGACAAAACCACCTATTAATTGACCATTTTTCCAACGCCCGACAATGTAAACATTATCGAGATAATTGGTTTTTAGAATTACGGTGTTTCCTTGTTTGTTTATCCACTTCCCTGATATATCGCTTTCGACTTCGATTAATTCTTCCAAATCAAAAACGTTTGTTTTTATCCAGTGTTCCTCTGAAATTGGATTGAATATACCGATTATTTGTTGACCTTTTTGACCTCTTAAACGTTTCTTAATCTGTTTGAAGTCCACCTCATCAAACTGGCTTATTTCTTCGAGAATAACTCTTTTAAAGCCCGTGATACCTTTTACTTTCTCTGAATCGTCTAATCCTCTGAATCGACAAAAAGACTCTGTTAGGTTGCATTTAATGAAGTTTATTTGTATAGTGAAATAATCAGTAAGCCCCCAGTCTGAAATAATGGTTTTAAAGTCATGATAAATAGAATCTTTTATGTCAACCGCAAATTTGCGAAGTATCAAAGCGTTTTCATTTTTGCCCGATAACATTTGAATTATTTGAAGCTGAACAACTGAATAAGTCTTTGAAGCACTCGAACCACCATAAGCAAAAATAAAGCGTATCTTTTCATCCTCAAAAGCACTTTTTAAATGCCAGTAAACATTATTAAATAAGTTCGGGTTGAAATCAAAATTGATTATGTTTTTATCTTCAGACATATTTTTTGCACTTGTATTTATCAAAGTGTTTTATTTTGTCGGTAGCAATGTGTCTTTTTGAATACTATTTGCTTTCATTATGATACAAAATAACATTGTTTAGTCTTCTTTGTTTCCGTAACCTATTTTTATGATAGGTGCTTTCAATTCTTTATCGTCTGATGTTACGTCGGATTTTTCTTTTAATCCATGTTTTGCACTCAATAGAAACTTACTCATTCCTGCGTTTATTTTGTCGTGAGAGGCATATTTCATCAACCTAACTTCTTGTTTTTTCTTCGCTGAATTATATAAATCGCCAAGTGAGGGAATTTTTTCCAACAAATTACTTATCAAATCAGGGTACAATTTGCCCGGTCTTTCTCCTATATTTGGATTGTCAAATAAAAATTCTTCAAAGAATATATTAGCAGGGTCTTCATCGAACCACGCCACCAAATCGTTAAATAGACGATATGCTTCTTCTTCCGTCCACTTTTCACTTGGTTTGTATTCAGATGAAAACTGTTTACCTACTGGAGGTAATTCACCCTTTTTGAAATGGCTACTATTTTCCATTAAAACGGTGCTGAATGTGTATAACTTGATGTTGTTCTTGTTGCTGATTTTCCGCCGGATTTTCCACCGCCTCCATTTCCTGATGCCATTACATTAAATTTTTAAAGTAATTATAATTAAAATCGTATAACTCTTTGTTTTCTTGAATAATCAATTGTTCCATACTTTGTGAACTTTTCAAGTTTGCACTTCCATGCATGACAACATATCCGTTTTTACCGTCTTTTTCTGTTTTGATTAAAACAAGTTTAGTATGTATGTTTGAATAATAAACTTGAAAATTTGAACCGTGTTTTTCTATTAAAGAATCTAATTGTTTTATTGTTGCTGAACTTTTTGTTTTCTCGGTTCTTAAATAATATGCCGATAACATTAGGTTTACTTTCTCTACGAATCCATAATCAATTAACCCGTCCAACATTTCAAAGTTGTCATATCCACCGGATAGACTAACAATTGTTAGTTCTTTTACTTTTAATTGATTTACTTTTATAAATGCTCCAATAAAATCTCCAAATATAAATTTTCCAGTTAGATTACAATAAATACAATCGCCTCTTTGAATATGAATATCATAAGCTAATTTTTCAGCGTTTGAATAAAAAACGTCTTTGCATTTTATATATTCGTTTTTTAGTTTTATAAATTTATCTTTTTCATTATTTATCGAAAAGTCAAAATCCAAATCTGATAAATTTAAAACTATTTTATCCATTATAATTGAAAGTAGTTGTTTATATCACAAATTAACGCAAATTCTCTACATTGAGCTATTAAATCCAATTGTTTTTGCCTGAAACTCAAATTATTATCGTATTCATTATGGCAATGTCGGCAAAATATAACAATGTTTCGTGGTTCTATTTCGTATTGACAATAAAGACCGCCTTTCGGAATCAAATGAGCTGCATCGTTTCCATAGTTTCCACAAATACGGCAAACATTTCCGCTTTCTTCAATCAGTTTTGCTTTTATCTTTGCAATCTCTCTATTTTTACGAGCTTGTTTGTCGGAAATTTTGCGCATTTTTAAATTTAACTGCTTAAAAAAGTTACTCTTTAACCGGAATAATA